AAAAGGAATATTAGCAATTCCACCGTATGCTTTTTTCATGTTCTCCCATTCAGTAAATATATCTATTCCTTCAACTAATTCCTCTGGTTTGGAAGGTATTGGTAGTCCTGCTTTTTCAATTTTAGCTTTTGTTATCTCTCTAACTGTATAATTAGAGATTTCTTTCTCAATTTCTTGTCTGTTCATGAGCTATCTCCTCCAATAGAGATCTATAAACCTTTTTAAATATCTTCTCTGCAACCTCGCTAGAAATTCTAAAAAACATATAATCTAAATTTTTAGTGTCAAATATTGTCTCTACACTATTCCATTCTGCCTCCCCTAATAATTTTCTAGCTTCTATAATGCTTATATCTTTATCAATTAGATTCACAAAGAAAAAGTCATTAACCGATAAATCCCTAAATAAGGGGTGTAGCTTTCTAATAATCGTGCTACTTAAATTATCCTCTAGATTTTTGAAGTCAGGTAAATATTTCTTAACAGGGGCGGGGACATCTGATAAATAAGCTTCTCCTGCGTCATGTAGTAAACCTAATAACTGAGTTTTAGCAGGTAAACCTAATTTTTTCAAAACAAGAGCTACATCTATTGAATGTTCTGCTACTGAATAAAACTTTTTCAAGTGTCCATTATATCTACACTGCATTGATAATGCATGGGCTATATCTTCTATACAAATTAAATTTTCGTCTGGGTGAAAGGGATTAAACATCTTTCCTGTATGAGTCATTACATAGGCATCATTCATCTCTTAATCCTTCCTCCCTCTCCCAAGCTTCTTTCATCTTTACAAAATCTGTCCAGTGAAGTGCTACTAAAACATCCTTAGCGTTACCTTTTTCCCTCATTATTAAAGTAGGTATTTTACCAGATTCCTCTGCTTCTTTTGCTAACTTCTCCCACCATCTGAAGATAGCTATTCTCTTGTAAACTTTACACTCTATTTGATAGGTAGGATGTATTACATCGCCTGACCTCGGATTACCTTCGTCATCAGTATTATTAGAGCCTGAACCCATATTCCTACGAGCTCCATCAAATAAATTCATTCCTACCCATCTTTCAAAAGCCTTCCATAGTTTATCAGCCACAAAATCACTCCTTTCTATTGCTCATACTTAACATACGAAATAAACCATATAAGTGAATAAAACCTAACTCAATTAAGAGTTAGGTTCTTTATCGCATAGTGATTTATAAGGACAAAAGCTACATGTTAAGCTATTTGCATCTTTATCAGGTAGTTCATTTTTCAGTACCTTCTCCTCCACACCACGAATCTTATCGATTACCCATTGTAATTGATCATCTCTATAATCTACTGTAAAGGCTTTTAAATTTTGAGTACCTTTACACAGGTATAAAAACATTACTTTTCTAATACCTGTACATAATGAATACATAGCTCCTTGTTTTATATGGTCCTGTAACGGTTCTATTAAATATTCAAAGTCCTTTGGATTAATTGTTTTAAACTCAAATATGAAAGGATAACCTTCATACTCTAAAGCTCCATCTATCATTGCAGATATAGGAAATTTTTCTGTAAATCTATAGTCTAAAAATTTAATTTCCATAGGAGGGGCTTGGTGATCTTCAATAATCTCTACCCCCTCCACTCCATAAAAAGGCAATTCTTCTTTGGGTAATAATCTTATAGGATAATCTTTCCTATCCATTTCCATGAATACATCCCTTTGAATCCATTCATGTAATCTAGTACCTACCTGTAGTATTCTTACACTTCTTGGATATACCTTCTTCTCACCTTCCACGTTCTTCAAGAAATAAAATAATTGCCTTTCACATTTATAGTACTGGGAGGGGCGAAAAGCTAAACGCTGCCCCGTTGTACTTTTATTAGTATTCTCTACTAAAAATTTATCTATCTCATCAATAAATTTTTCTTCAAATGATTTATTTTTCTCTCTCTGTTCTTTCTTAATTTGATTAGCTAAACTTTTTAACCCCATATCTCTGCACCTTCTTTAAAATCCTGTTTAGTTAATCCTCTTCTTTGTATCTCTTCTTCATTTTCTACAGCTAGAAAATCTATACCATCTATAGAAAGTTGATACCAATACGGATAATCCACACGTGGATTATTAATATAAGCTAGTTTAACTTTAGTAGAATAATCTTGAGATAATTCTTTTAACTTTTCAGTGCTTATCTGTATAGTTTTAGAACTATATATGCCCATCTCTTCTTGAATTTTTAAATATAATTTTACATTCTCTAGAAAATCTTCCATGATAATCACACCCTTATTAGTTATCGCTAATCTCTAGTAATACAGGTTGGCTTGAAAAAGATCTCCTTTCACTACTATAAACTATTATTCCTCCATTTAACCATTCTTGATATACTCCATCAGGAGTAAACCAAAATATTCCATTAGCATTTTCTCCGTAAGTCCCATCTAGATCTGGTGCTTGAGTTACTACTGGTACATCTCCCCAACCTTCACCTAAATCTACATCTCTAAACCATTGAATATCTTCCATAGGAGTTAAATAACTATTCAAACTACTTACTTTACCTAGTACTTGTGATTCCATAATCAACTGACCATTTTCAGTTAAAATGTATAGATAACCTATTCTATCAGGCTGATTAATAAATTCTATCCTTCTTTTTATATTTTCACGCTCTAAAGATCGAGTTATTTCTGGCAAATCATCATTTTTAACTAAATTTTTTACAGCCTCTTCGTTAGCTTTAGATGTTTGTTCATAGGTTGTGGTTTCAGGTTCAGGAACCTCATATGAACACCCTGTTAAACTCAATACAATTATCAACCATATTAAAATCACAGGTATCTTCTTCATTCACTTTCCTCCTTACTTTGTTAGTTCTAACCCTGCTAACCAAGCTCTTGTAATATTACTTGGTAGGTTATCTTTAAAGATAGCCCTATTAACCATAGAGGAACGAGCATTGTAATCTTCTATAGCTTTATTTGTTAATTTCTGCAAAGCGTAATAACTATTGCGTAAACTAGCCTCTTCCTGTTTATCATCTCTAGTCCATTGGGATCGGTCCTCTGGAAGTGTACTTAAAAATTGCTCCCATTCTTCTTTTGCTATTTCCTCATTTTTATAACATTGTCTAATATAAGCCTCTTGTTCTTTGAACCATTCATAATTTTGGATAGCGTTCTCACTATTCATTGTTTTATCAACAACCTCATAAGCAGTATCTATACTTCGATCTACTGTATTAATTGGAAAGAATACTATCTTGATAAAGACACTTGCAAATATAATTACAAAAATTATAATAATAGTAATTAACCATATCGGTAATTTTACAGTCATTACTCTTCTTCCTCCCATAAATCTCTTAAATCATCTTCACCTAACTTCTGTCCCCATCTTTCTGCTACTTCTATATCAGATTTCATACCACATTTCAATGGAATTGCATTACACATAATTTCTGCAAATTCCTTTAATGGTTCCATACCTAAATCCTTTGGTATGTCAAAGATTATTTCGTCATGGACCCATAAAAGTATACGACAATCGTATTTCTTGAGGACAGGTTGAAGATCTATAGTAGCTTTTTTAGTCATATCAGCAGCACTACCTTGTATGGGGCTATTTTGACCTTTCCTATATGCAGATTCTAATAACCACTGTTTACCTGAAGTAACTTCAGGATAAAGTCTCCTCTTCCTGCCTAATATAGTCTCTACATACATTTTTTCTCTAACTTGTTTTTTAATTTCTCCTATCCACCTTGCCACTCCAGGATAGGTCTGCATATAAGCATTAATATACATTTGAGCTTCTTCTTCACTTATTTCTAAATTATCTGCTAATCCTATTGGTGTAGTACCATAAACTATACTAAAATTAACCTTCTTTGCACTTTTCCTCATTTTTTCATATTCTAGTCCTAATTCTGTTTCCTCTAATATAATATCTTTATCCTTAGTTAAAATAATCCCTTCCTCAAATGCCTTATTTATATGTTCCTCATCAAATTTACTTTGATCAATATTTCCATCTTTATCTCTAAAGAATTCAGATACTTTTCTTAATCTTTGAAACGTATCTATGTCTGTTTTCCTATCAGGATACTTCATATTCCAAATAGTTACTGCTGTTGTTGAGTGAACATCCCCACCCTCAGTGAAAATCTTGTGCATTACTTCATCCCCTGTAATATGTGCAAGAATCCTTAATTCTTGTGAACTAAAATCTATCGAAGCCAAAAGTCTACCTTCATCAGCTATAAATGCGTGTCTAATTAGATTAGTATAAGAAGGGATCTGCTGAAGATTCATCTCGTTGTAGGGGAGTCTTTAAACTCCCCACCCTCGTTTCCGAGGGGATCGGACTATATCATTACCTTGTGATTTGTTTATATCGTTCAAATTTATCAGATAGCTTAAATTCATCATATCCTTGATAAATCCAATTATAGAATACAAGACTATCTGGTACAGTCATTTCTAATTTAGGATATAATATATCTTTCACACGATGGTAACTTAATTTGCAATTTAAATTTAACCTATTATTTATACAATCTATTACACCTTCTACAAAATCTAAAGAACAATGAACTATTCTAAATTCGCCCCTCACTACATTACCTGTATATTTTGATACAATAGTGTGAATGTTGCCATCTCCGTCTAAGACTCCTCTTAAAAACATTCGCTCACAATCTTCATTGTGAAACTCTTGTGGAAATTTTACATATTGTTTCTTTTCACCAATACCAAGAGAATCTATAACCTCTAATAATTTCTCCGATGACATGGTTAAGTCATAATCTCGTTCCTTATATAGTCCTACTGAACCAGTGAACTCGAAGTATTTCTTTAGGTGTGTTAAAAGTTCTTTTGCTCCTTTGTTTCTTAACCTTATTACTATACGAGTATTTTTTCTATCGGTATATCCATCTGTTGCAACCAGTCCACAGTAATAGTTAAAAATTGGGTTAGTTAAGTCTATTTTATCTTCATTTAGAACATCCTTAAATCTACCTTTCTTTATTCCATACTTAGACAGCCAATACTCAACTTTACCCCTTCCACAATTGTTCTCCTTGGCTATCTCTCTAGCGGACTTTCTCTTTATTAAATACTCCTCTATTAAATAGTCCTTTGTAAACAATAAACTCCCTCCTATGATAAATCACAAGGTATCGGGCTCTCTTGTCTGCTTTATTGGTTAGGCTCCTCAGCAGTTAGTCTCTACACCTTCTAACCTACCTTTATGCCTTTCAGTTAGCTTGGCTCGGGATTAGCATAGCTTCACGCCTTAGCCTCCCCCGAATTCACCCGATTTTCAATAGTGAGTCACCTCACTATGCCCCAATCTCTTTAGGGTTAGAACTACTCATTCTACCAGTATCTTTTATAGTAGAGAAATTAGTGTGAATTCTTCCATTGATAATCTGGTTAGGTAATTTATCTGCAAAAGCGTCTACTAATTTAGCTTTTTGCCTATACTCTAATATCAGCGGTATTACCTCATGTTTACCCTTTAGCTTAGTTAATGTCTTTCTATCTGTCGATTCTGGCTTCTTTTGGTTAACTTTGGGTAATCCTAAATCTTCATATAATACTTTTGATAGCTGTATAGGTGAATTCAAATTTATTTCCCCTGTAAATTGGTATATTTTATTTTTTAGATCTTCAAGTTCTCGATGTAATTGAGGTGCTACTGTATTAACTAAATAATCTTCATCCACCTTTACCCCTCGCTCTTCTGCTTCAACAACAATATTAATAAAAGGTATTTCAATGTTAAAATACAAATCATGTAATTTTTTAAGAGTAGGGGACTTTAAATGCTTTATTTGGAATTCATACATTTTATAAGTTAATTCAGTGTCTTTTGTAGCGTAAAATGTAGCTATATTACCCGTTTGAGTTCTCGAATTTATTAAAATAGGTACCTTATCAAATGTAACATTTCCAAATAACTCCGAATAAGTATCACTTGGAATTTTTAAATATAGAGTGGCCATATTCTTCAGAGCTTTTGATTGAGTTTCATCGAGAATCGCCTGAGCAATCATTGTATCAAAATAGCATACAGTTCTTGCACCTAAAAATCTACGAATTATGTGATAATCAAATCCGTAGTTATGGTAAATCTGCTTTAAATCTTCTCTTTCTAACTGAGGCTTTAATTTTTCTTTTACTAATTCCAATGGTAGACATTTCACATAATCTACCCCTAAAACTAATTTCTCCTCTCCGCCACCTTCAATAAATTCTTTGTAGGCTTCTTCGTTATATCTTATATCATCTATATGTTTTAATGGTATATAATAGCCTTGGTGGGGAGCATAAAAAGAAATTCCTACAATTTCATCTCTATATTTGTCTTTTCCAGTAGTTTCTGTATCTATGGCTACCATATCTAAACCACTCAACCAAGTAACTAATTCTTCTAAATCTTGTTCAGTCCATACAGTATTATAATGATAGGGTAGTACAGTTTCACGAGCTATCTTAATGATTTCTAGCTCTTTCTTACTGAAATTCTTCCTTTTAGCCCATGCTAAAAATCTCTCTATCTCTGCCTCTGTATTTAATGATGGAAATTTATCTTTAAATAAAGGATAAACTTCATCTAAATACCATTTCTCTTTTTTCCTTAATTTTCTCTTTTTCTTCTCTCTGCCTTCATTTAAGATACTTTCAATCTCTTTATAAATATCCACACAATCCCTCCTCATAAATAAAACCCCTTAAAGGGGTTGGGGGATGGGGTTAAAATGGGAATCCCCCTTCAGTATTAGGTGTAGTAGGCTCTACACTAGATACTTTTTGATTAATAAGATTTTCTATCTCCTCTGGAGACATTGGTTTTATTAATTCCTCAATATTAGGTATTTTCAAGTCTGAAGCATCAAACTCATCTGGATCTCTTGCAAAGAATTGATAAGTGGTGTTATTACCTTCACCTTGTCTTAGAATCTTAAATTTTCTCTTCCTTAAATCACCATACTCTTCAGCTAATCCTACAATAGTCAATCCTACAGTTTTAGAAGCCTTAAAAATCTTTACCCTCTGATCTTTATAATCATATACAGGAATATAAGTTTTAAACGAAGCATATTTACCTGCTTTGCATAGTGGACAGTTGTCTTTACCTAAACATCTAATAGTTCTCCACCTATCATTTATCTTCTCAGTATGTTCATAAACACTTATTAGTTCATCTACAGGGACTATAAATCTTATCTCCGTAGATTCACCATTTTTTAATTTTAAGTTAATTGCAGTGTTTTCACTGGCTTCTTTTATAGCACCTAGCCCTTTACCTACATATACATCCATTGATAAACTCCTCCTTTAGTTTTTACTGTTCATCTAAAACATACGGAAGTATAGAAGAAATGAATATTTTTTATGTTTTTAAATCCTCTATACTTTCACCATTAACATACGGAGGGTTTAACCGAAATGAATATAAAAAAGAGGAAGAAATTTTTTCTTCCTCTTTTTATAGTAACTCCATTAATACTTTTCGTACTCTCAGCCAGTCTTTTGCCACAGTTGGTCTTGATACTTTTAATTTTTCTGCTATCTCTTCAAGTGTATAACCTACATACCTTAGTTTAAAAATCTTCAACTCTCGTTCAGTTAACATATTTTTTAAATCTATTAGTACCTCAGTAAATAAATTTTCATTTGTATAATTATCTTTTATTACACTGTCAACTAGTCTATTAAATGTTGGAGCTATATTGGTACTCTCACGCTCATTATTATATACATTAATATTGCCTGACAATAATTCTATTAAATTATTTCCAAATTTATCCATAGCAGAACTACTGTCTTGACATGCCAACTGATGTTTTCTATGTCTTATAAAATCTATAATTACACGTTCAATTATTCGTGTAAAATAAGTATTTGCACTTGCCTTAGATGGATCAAACTTTTTATATGCTTGATATACTTTTATTGCTACTTCTTGCATTACATCTTCATTTTCAATATACGTAGGTAATTTTATATTATTAACTTGAAGTTTATAATTACACAATTTTCTAGTCGCCTCTAGTAACTCGTCTAAATTCTCCTCCGCCACCATGTCATTAAAAGTTTTTTCTTTCACCTTTGATTACCCCCTTGTAAAATTTAGATGTCAGAAGATTAAAATAATAATCTAAAAAAGTTTGAGTTTTTATACTAACTAATTTGTTACCTAGTAACAATTCATTAGGATCTTTAAATAAAATTTCATCTTCTGTATCTATTCCCCATTGTTTGGGGTACTTAAAAACTTCAACTTTAATAGGAGTTCTTTCTATAAGTTTATAAGCATCTAAATTTCCTTTCACTCCCCACTTATCATTATCTAGAAATAATACTACTTCCTCTATTCCAGCTAGTAGCAATAATTTTAACTGATCTCTTGATAGCGTACGCCCCATAAGGCCAACTGCGGGTAGTTTAGCTTCATAACAAGATAAAACATCTATAGGACCTTCTACGAGAAATACTTTTTTAACTTTTCCATATAAATAGTTCAATCCATATAAGACTTCACTTTTAGGGGCATTTTTAGGGATATGAAAAAATTTACTATCAACTCTTCGTTTTATTATAAATAATGGATTCCCATATAAATCACGTACGGGAAACGTTATAGAGTAATTCTTTTCATCATATCCTATTTCATATTTTTGGAGCGTATAATCCGATATTCCTCTACTCTCAATATAACTATGTCTTTTCTTTCTATAATTAAATATCTCTTCTTCAGTAACTACTTCTTCTTCACAATCCTCTTCCACATCTTCCAATAAGTCTTGGCTAATAACAGAATAATCTTTTATTATTTTGGTATAAGCCTGTAAATAATTAATATCAAAAACATATGATACTAAGTTAATTAAATTTCCAGATTCCCCACATGAAAAACAATTAAAAAGGTAAGGATATTCCGTACTAATACCAAATGAGGCTCTGGTTTCATTGTGAAATGGACAACACATATTAATATTATTGCCGCTAACTCTTCTCTTAGTAAATGCTGTAGAGTTATACTTATACTTATTGCTCTCCATCCATCTCATTTGTAAATCTGTTAAGACTTCCTCAATGTTAACAACATAGTTATTTATTACATCTCCTCCCCCCTTAACCTTGATTATTCACATAATTACTGTTCACATAAATATAGTAACATACAATTCTACAAAATTCAACTACTTTTTTGGAATTTTTTTGCCTTTATAAAAATATTATATCGAACACTTGTTCTGTTTTAAAGGGGTATTTTAACTAAATTACCGAGAAGTCCTCCACTTCTAAGCGTAAGCAAAAGTGGAGGATGAATCGGTAATTTAGTTAACCTAATTCAATATCTATTGAAGATATATCAAACGAGCTTAATACATGAGTATTCCCACTAGAATCCATTAACAAAATTGGTTTCTTCTTCTCAATACGATCCATAATTTTCTTGGTATATTCAACTTGAACTTCTTTATCTGTTAACGATATTTCCTTCTTCTCATTAGTTACCTTATCAACTAAATAACCTTTGGGATCTTTTTCTTCTACAGAAATAATTTTTTTATCTCCATTCCTCATACTAATCTTAAATCTTAATTTAACTACCATTTTATTCCGTTACAGAAAACTTATAAAACTCTATAAAGTTTAAATCAAACCTTATAAAAGTTTATGTTTCCTTCCTTGTTCATCGTGCCCAGTTTCGGATATTCCTACTCCTGTTTGTTTGACACTCCG